AATATTTAAGCTGTCAGACCGCACCCGGAATAAGGAGGGGCGGAACATTGATTTTGCCATTGTGGACGAAACCCACGAGATGAAAGAAAACATCATCGGCAAAAGCATTGAGCAGTCCCAGTCACTCAAAGATAATCCTAAATTTATCAATATTTCCACAGAGGGATTTGTACCGGATGGTTATCTGGATGAAGAACTGGTGAAAGCGCGGGCTGTCATCAGCCAGGAAGACCCGGACGATATTGCGGCGGAAAGGCTTCTGCCCTGGCTGTATACCCAGGACAGCGAGCTGGAGGTATGGAACGGGGACCGGCAGAACCGTTTGTGGATGAAAAGCAACCCTACCCTGGGAATGGTAAAGAAATGGGAATATCTGGAAGAACAGGTGGCCACAGCCAGAAAAAGCAAGGCAGACCGGATGTTTGTTTTATCAAAGGATTTTAACATCAAACAGAACGAGGCAGAAAGCTGGCTGAATCTGGAAGATTATCATTATGAATCTGTGTATGATCTGGAAGACTTTCGTGGGTGTGAGTGCCTTGGCGCTGTGGACCTGGCGGAGACCACAGACTTGTGCGCGGCCAAAATCCTGATGATGAAACCGGACGATAAAACCAAGTATATCTATCAGCATTACTGGATTCCGGAAAGCAAACTGGAGGATTCAAACGACTGGAATGCAGGGGCCAGGTACAAAGAGTGGGCCAGTGAGAAACTGCTGACTATCACAGAGGGAAATGACGTAGACCTGGCGGTGATTGCGGACTGGTTTTATCAGCTGTATAAAGATTTTGAGATACGCCTCTGGAAATGCGGTTATGACCAGAAATTTTCTAAAGACTGGATTGCCAGGATGGGGAAATACAGCTGGGAAAAGGCAAATGGGGATGACGGGGATCTGATTTTGATTCAGCAGAACGCCCAGACTTTAAGCAATGCCATGAAGCTGTGTGAAGCAGATTTTCGGCACCAGATTATTAATTACAACGAAAATGCGGTAGACCGGTGGTGCCTGGGAAATGCGGGAATCAAGGTGGATGATATCGGCCAGTGCCTCTGCGTCAAGATGGAAATGGCCAGACGGATTGATGGGGCGGTGGTGCTGATTATCCTATACGAGATGTACCGGCGCTACCGGACAGATTTCCGTCAGATTGCAGAAAAGAGGTGACAGGCGTGGGCTGGTTAGACAAATTGAAACAGAAATTTACCAAACAGAGCACCTACGCAGATATGCTCAACGGCTTTACGCCTATTTTCTCCCAATTTGGCAATGACATCTATGCATCGGATGTGGTTGTGCAGGCCATTGGCTGTATTGTGAGGGAGATGAAAAAATTAAATCCCACCCATGTGAGGGAGCGGGGAAGCGATGCATCCCTGGTGGATAACAGTATACAAAAGGTGCTGGATGCACCCAATGAGCTGATGACAGCTGCGGATTTTCTGGAGAAAATCACCTGGCAGCTGTTTTTTAATTACAACTGTTTTATCCTGCCCGTGTACAACCTGCGCAGAGATAGAAATGGCGCTGAGCAGAGGCAGTATACAGGTCTATACCCTCTGGCGCCTTCCCAGGTGGATTTTATCAAGGATGCGGAAGACGTGCTGTATGTAAAACATACCTTTGCCAATAACTTTGAAACAACCGTGCGCTACAGGGATCTGATCCACATCCGGCACAACTTTTCCGTCAACGAATTCATGGGCGGTGATGAAAATGGGCAGCCGGATAATCATGCGCTCCTGAAGACGCTGGATTTGAACAATGTCCTTCTGCAGGGGGTTTCCCATGCCATGAAGGCCAGTTTTGCCGTGAATGCAGTGGTCAAGTACAATGCGCTGATGGATAACGGAAAGATGGAAACGGCGCTTCGAGAGCTGGAGCAGAAGCTGAAGAGTTCCGAATCCGGAATCCTTCCCATGGATCTGAAAGGGGAATACATCCCCATGGAGCGGAAAGTGCAGCTGGTGGATGAGGCAACTTTAAAATTTATTGACGAAAAGATTCTCCGACATTTTGGCGTGCCTCTGCCTATTTTGTCCGGGGATTATACAAAGACGCAGTATGAGGCGTTTTATCAGAAAACGCTGGAACCCCTGATTATTTCCATCAGCCAGGCTTTTACCAGAGCGCTGTTTTCGGAAAGAGAAAGGGCATTTGGAAACAAGATTGTCCTGTACCCAAAAGACCTGATATTTATGAGTACAGAGCAGACGCTGGAGATGATACGGCTTTTGGGCGACAGCGGCGGTCTGTATGAAAATGAAAAGCGGACCGCTCTGGGACTGCGTCCCCTGCCGGAGCTGGAAGGTGTGCGCAAGCAGTCCTTAAATTACGTGGATGTGGACATCGCCGCACAGTATCAGGTGGGGAAAATGTCAGGAAAAGAAGCGCAGGGAAAAGAAGAATCAGAAGAAGAATCGGAAGAAGAAGCCGAAGAAGGAGGCGGTGAGGATGGCGGCTAAGAATTATGAACGGCGCTCCTATGCGTTTGAGGTCCGGGCAGAAGAAAGTGAGGGAGCAAGCCTCATTACCGGGCGCCCCATTGTGACGGGAAGCCGCACGGATTTGGGGCCATTTGATGAGGTGATAGAGCCGGGTGCGCTGGATCATACAAAACTTACAGATGTGCGGTTCCTGGTGAATCATGACTTGAGCAGGATTCCTCTGGCAAGAAGCAGAGGAAACAGCGAGGACAGCACCATGCACCTTACCATAGACGAGAAAGGCATGTCTATCCGTGTGATGCTGGACACAGAAGGCAATCCGGAAGCGCAGGCTCTCTATTCCGCGGTAAAACGCGGAGATATTTCCGGTATGTCTTTCATGTTTCTCATAGACGGTGAGGAGTGGGAGGATTTGGAAAGCAGCCACCCGACGCGGAGAATCACGGATATTGCTGAGGTGCTGGAGGTCAGCGCAGTGACATTTCCCGCGTATGGCGCAACGGAGATTCACGCAAGAGCCCAGGGCGCAGAGAAAAGTGCCGGGGAAGCATTGGAACGGGCACGCCAGTTTCATGAGGCGCCAGATCAGAGGGAACTGGAACTGATTAAATTAAAAGCATTATATGGAGGTTTGTGATGGGAAGAAAAAAGGTATTGGAAAAACGGCTTCAGCGGATGCAGAAAAAGCTGGAGAGTTTAAGGAGTAAGCTAAAAGCTGCTGAAGACGTGGGGGAGGCCAGACAGCTGGCCGCGCAGATTGAGGAAGTCAACGAGGATATCCAGGATGTACAGGATGAGCTGGACGAATTGGAAGCGCAGGAGCCTGGGGGCGGTTCCAGTGGAGAAGAAGGCCCAGATGACCCAGAGGCTCTCGATTTAGACCAAGGGGGAGGCGAACCAGAGCCGAGAGGCGGTGAACCTGTGCCGCTTGGCGGGAGGGGAACACCAATTTCCAGGTTTTACTTTCCGCAGAATGCACACCAGCGCCAAGCGTCAGGCATCCTGGATTCCTTGGAATACCGGGAGGCTTTTGCGGCATACGTGCGCAGTGGAGATTCTGTAAAATTGGATGCCCTGGCCACAGAGGCACGGGCGGATGAAGTGCTTATGACGCCGGATGTGGGGAAAATCATTCCAAACACGATTATGAATGAGTTCATCCGGGAACTGAAAGTGTATGGAAATATCTATAACCGGGTGCGCAAGCTGAATGTGAAAGGCGGCGTGGAATTTCCCATTGAAGAGCTGGTTCCTACGGTTACCTGGATTACAGAGTCTACGGTATCAGATACGCAGAAAGCCCCGGAAATTAAGACAACCATCAGTTTTGGATATCATATCTGCGAGGCGCGCATTTCTCAGTCCCTGCTTTCCCAGGTGGTTACCCTGGCCGTGCTGGAGCAGGAGATTGCAAGGCTTCTTGCAGAGGCATTTATCAAAGAGTTTGACCGGATGGTGATTAATGGGTCTGGGACAGGACAGCCCCTGGGTATTTTAAATGACAGCCGGGTGCCCCAAAAACAGAAAATCAGCTTTACAGAAGCAGAGATTGCCAAATGGCAGACCTGGAGGACAAAACTGTTTGCCGCTGTACCTCTGGCATACCGGGGCCAGGGAATTTTAGTTATGACGCCATCCACCTGGGAAAGCCGCATTATGACCCTGGCAGATAACAATAACCGCCCCCTTTACCAGGAGACCTATAATCCCTCTACGGGGACAATGGACTGCAGATTTGCAGGCAAGGAAGTGGTTCTGGTGGAATCAGATATTCTGAAAGACTTTGATACCGCCGCTGAAGGAGAGGCATGGGGGCTTCACTTTAAGCCAACGGATTATGCGGTCAACAGCAACCTGCAGATTGGATTCAAACGCTGGTTTGATGATGATAAAAACCGCTATGTGAACAAAGGATTATGTATTCTGGATGGCAAGCTGCTGGATATCCATGGAGCATATATCCTGACCAAAGGCGCACCGGAGGCCGCAGGTACCAGCGGCGGAGAAGCGGGTGAAGCATGACACCAGAGGAATTCCTGCCATTAGTAAAAAATGCCCTGGGGATTACAGGAAATTACCAGGATGAAACTGTCAAAGGCTACATCCTGGAAACCATGGAATATCTGGAGGATGCAGGCGTACAGAAAGCCTGCATCACCCCGGGAATTGTTGCCCGTGGTGTATCTGACTTGTGGCACTATGGGGCCGGGGAAGCTCATTTCTCCGAGTATTTTATGCAGCGGGCTGTCCAGCTGGCGTATAAAAATAAGGAGGATGCAGATGGCTGAGTTTCAACCGGCTTTGCCGTACATAGCTTCCCTGGTTCTTCTGATTCCCAGGTATCGCACCATAAAAGGCGTGCCCCAAAAAGAATATCCAAAGCTGGAAGACGGGCTTTGCTTTAACGGCAGTTTTAAGACTTATGGCGGCACGGAGGCTGTCCACAACGGAGTGTACAGCGTATTAGATACGGGCAGTATTGAGACCTGGTACCGCCCGGACATCAAAGGAGACTGCCGGGTGGCACTGGCACAGACCGGGGCTGTCTATGAAGTGATTGGGGAGCCGGAAAACATAAATATGCGGAATCAATACATGAAGTTTAAGGTGCAGCGGGTAAAAGGGGGAGGGTGAATGTGGCAAAGAACACAAAAAACCGTATGTGGCTGGACACATCGGGCATGGAGGGGTGGATAGAAGCCCTGGATAAGGCGGGAGCCGATGTGAAAGAAATTGCAGACCAGGCATTGATGGAAACTGCAGAGAAAATCCAGGCAGATACGCTGGATGCTATGCAGGCCGGCAGTCTTCCAGCAAAAGGACGGTATGCGACAGGCAGGACAAAGAATCTGGTTTTAAGCGGTGTGAAGGTAAAATGGGAAGGCGGAAAAGCTGCGGTAAATGTAGGGTTTGACCAGACGAAACCGGGGGCGGGCATTTATCTCATTACAGGTACGCCGAAAATGAAGCCTGACCGAAAGCTGAATCAGATTTTCCGCCAGAAAAAGTATATGAGTGAGCGGACAAAAGAAATTGCACAGTTTTTCCAGGATGAGTTAGAGCAGATTACGGGAGAAGTATTTGACTGAATGGAAGACAAATTGATTGAAATTTTAGAATCATACGGATATCCAGTAAGACGTCAGGGCAGTCTGGCGGAAAATGAAGAATACCCGGATGATTTCTTTACTTTTTGGAATGCAGATTCTTATGATTCCTCCCGGTATGACGGAAAAACATGTGGAGTTGTGTGGGATTTTGACGTGAATTTCTATTCGAACAACCCGGCCCACACCTATTTTGTACTGGAATCTGCAAGGAAGAAACTGAAAAGCATGGGGTTTCTCATATCCGGGAAGGGGTATGACGTGCCC